ACAAGTTGAAGCTGGGGGTGAATCTCATTATGGTAAAGAAACTCTTTTAAATGCATTAACAAACCATCCGATGTTAAACGAAATAGAGATCGGTTGGTGGAAAAATTTTTTATATTTAGTTTATTTACACCTTTCTTTTGAGATAAATGCTAGAGTAACTCAGTTATACTATGAATTTAAAGAAAGAGGCATTAATACCAAAGAAGAATTTTTAAGTGAATTAAAAAAAACCCAAATATGGGAACAAATGAGTTTACTTGAAAACTTTGACGCTGAAGAATATATAAAAGAGTTTGAATTACCTTCTGAGGCTATTGGTGTGGACAACTTTAACCCACTTGAGGCACTACATATGTTTTTACAAGGAAAGATGGGTTTAAAAGATAGGGGTATAGATACTTCTTCTGAAAAGAACGCAATCAAGTCTTTAATAAATTTATGGGATAAAACACTTAAAATAGGTAATGAAGGTATTAAAAAACAATATGGTGTAGATTTTAATATGTTACCTGTTCCTGATGCCGCAAAAAAAGACCCATACTTATTTTTTAAATTTTTTGAAAAAAGATTTCATAATAAGGCAAAAAAATGGAAAAGAAAGTTATATAGAATTGGTTCATTATTAATAGAAGATTGATTATGGACTTTACAATCTATGTTATTATTAATAGGTTTAATCTTGAATAATTAAAAAAAACAAAAATAAAAAAAAATGATTGAAAAAGGTAGTAAAGTAAAAGTACATTACACAGGTAAATTTGAAGACAATAACGTATTTGATACGTCAACAGATAAAGAACCACTAGAGTTTACGGTGGGTGAAGGGAGGTTAATCCCAGGTTTTGAGAATGGTGTTATGGGCCTTAATGCGGGTGAAAAAACAACAATCGAATTAACACCTGAAGAAGCTTATGGACCTGTTAGAGAGGAATTAGTTAATGAAGTACCTAAAGAAAACTTACCTGAAGGTGTTCAAGTGGGTCAAATGTTACAAGCACAAACGGAACAAGGACCTATTAATGTAACTGTGACTGAGATTGGTGAAACAACAGCTAAAGTTGATGCTAACCATCCATTGGCTGGAAAGAAATTAATTTTTGATTTGGAAGTAATGGAAGTTGCTTAATCAAAAGTTTAAAACATTAAAAACCCGACCTAATAAGTCGGGTTTTTTTTAAACAATAGTTATTTTTTATCAAAAATAGACCAAATTGTACCAACAAGACCAATAACACCACCAACGATTTCGGTAACAATAGCCTCATCAATAATACCTTTCATAACAAGGAAACCACCAACAAAAGTTAATGTGTGACGGATAACCCCTAATACCTTTTCTTTATTCATAATAATATTTTTTAAAAGTGTTATTTTGTAATAAATATCCTTTTATTGTATAAAAAATTTTTATATATTTGTTTCATGAAAAATCTAATAGTTATAGACGTAGAAAGTGATGGTCCTGTACAAGGGATTAATTCCATGGTTTGTTTTGGGGCCGTCATTGTTGAGGATGGTTTGGAAAGAACTTTTTACGGAAAGTTAAAACCAATATCAGACCAATTTAACCCCGAAGCTTTAGCTGTTAGTGGGTTTAGTCGTGAAGAACATGAACAATTTGATGATCCAAAAGAAGTTATGGAGGCTTTTGAAAAATGGATTTCAGATAATATTAAAGGTAGACCAATCCTTATTTCCGATAATAACGGTTATGACGCTCCATGGATTAATTGGTATTTTCATCGTTATCTTGGTCACAACCCATTTGGGTGGTCTTCTAGAAGAATTGGTGATATTTACTGTGGTTTTAAAAATGATATGTATGCTAGATGGAAGAATCTTAGGGATACAAAACACACACACAATCCAGTAGATGATGCTAAAGGCAATGCTGAAGCCATTCTTAAAATGCGAGATATGGGACTAAAAATTGTAAAATAATTAAAAAACCTCATTGACAAAACAAAAAATAGTTACTATAATTAACAACAATCAAGAACGAAACAATAAAAATTAGGAATCATGTCAAGATTAATGGGAGCTTTACAAACAGAAAACACAACCACTACAAATGGGATGACCACAAATTCATCTTCTTTAAATGAATGTGTTAACTTGTTTTTTAACATCGGAGCAATGCGAGGAAAAAACAAAGAGAAAGTTATCTCTATGTTTTCAAAAGCTTTCAACGAAGACCCAAGAACGGCAATGAGAATCCTTTTTTGGTCAAGAGACGTAAGAGAAGGAGCTGGTGAAAGACAAATCTTTAGAGATGTGTTAACCTACTTAGTAGAAAACCACCCTCAAGCAGTTAAGGCTAATCTTGATTTAATTCCTGAGTATGGACGATGGGATGATGTACACGGACTAATCGGAACCGAATTAGAAGGTGAAGTTATCACCCTAACCCAAAAAGGGTTAAACAACCCTGAAACAGCTTCATTAGTTGCGAAGTGGATGCCAAGAAAAGGTTTAGTGTTTAACAAAGTACGAAAAGCTTTAAAGGTAACACCAAAAGAACTAAGAAAATTGGTTGTTTCACTATCCAACACTGTTGAACAAAAAATGTGTTCAAAAAGATGGGAAGAGATTGAATACCCAAAGACACCATCTTTGGCGATGTCAAGATATGGAAAAGCTTTTAGTCGTAATGACGGTGAAAGATTTTCACAATTTATTGAATCTTTGAAAAAAGGTGAGGTAAAGGTGAACGCTGGAGCTTTATATCCTTACGACATCACTAAAAATCTTAGATTTGGTGATAACCAAGATTTAGCCAACGAACAGTGGAAAGCGTTACCAAACTGGGTGGAAGGTTCAAACGAACTAATCTTACCTATGGTGGATGTTTCAGGTTCAATGGATGTATCCGTAGGTGGTAATAAAAACCTTACATGTATGGAGGTGGCTATATCTTTGGGTATGTATATCTCTGAAAGAAATGAGGGGGCATTTAAAGATATGTTTATGACATTTTCTTCTAACCCTCAGATTCAAAAGCTGTTAGGTCCTTTAAGTGACCGATACAGACAACTACGTAGAGCTGATTGGGGTATGTCCACTGATTTGGAGGCAGCTTTCAAAACATTACTAGACCAAGCGGTTAAATTTAACGTCCCACAGGATGAGATGCCAACCAAGGTGTTAATTCTATCGGATATGATGTTTAATCAGGCAACTCGTGATGGGTGGGGAGGTGAATCCGATTGGAACCCAACAGCATTACAAATGGTTGAGGAAATGTATACCAACGCTGGTTACACAAGACCTGGAATTATATTCTGGAACTTGAACGCCAGCGGAGGTAACTTCCCAGCAACCTTTGATGAAATGGGTACTGCGTTGATATCAGGGTTTAGCCCCTCAATTATGAAATCAGTCATTTCTAATCCTAACAGTTTAACACCTGTTAATATTATGAATGAAACTGTTAATTCAGAAAGATACGAACAAGTAACGGTTTAACACTTCACAGGTGATGAAAGATACTCGGTGTCTAGATTGTTAAAGTTCTTTGAAAATATTGTGGTATTGAGGAATAATTGCAGCAAATTTAAAAAACTATAAATTCAAGCTACAAATAGACAGGGCTTTGTTAACCCTCTTAAACATAAGGGTGTAAACCGTGAAAGCGGGGGACCACTCAGGGTTAGGTAAAGTGACAAAACGATTCCGTTACCACAACATTATTAAAAGGTAGGTGTACTGGGTACGTCAAACGAGACTATATGGCCCGATAAAAGAATGGTTACGGCAACTTATTCAAATATGAACTACAAGTTGAACACAGGGGGTTTTAATCACTTTACCCTCGAATTAACTATAAAGTGACGACCATGGGAAATTTAGGTCGAAAAACTAACCCCTTGTTCATCACAAGTAAAATGGTGGTTGGTCTTGTCACAACTAAAAATAAGACACTTAGTGGGGCTAAGTTAACAACCTACCATGGGGACGGTCATCATGTAAAATAAAAGCCGAACCATCATTCTGACACCTATGTTTTATAAAAGAGGGATTACTGAAAAGTTTTCCCTCTTTTTTTTTTGCCAATCAAAACAAAATCACTATATTTGTAGAAACAATTAAAAAATAAAGATTATGACGGTAGGAGAAATGTTAGATATGTTGGAAGGTTTGAACCCTGATATGGAAGTTAGATTTGCATCACAACCAAATTATCCATTTGAATACGATATAGACAATGTTGTGGTGGTTGAGGTGGAAAATAAACGAACTGGTGATTCAGAAGAAATTGTTTATTTGGAGGAAGGTCGTCAGATTGGTTATTTACCTGGTGATGTTAGTAGAGAATTGGGTTGGAGATAAAATTATAAAATAAAAAAAAATATGAATGTTTACCATGTTACCCCGTCCACAGAAGGTGTGGAGATTGTAAAATTAATCTCATTGTATGTAGATGAAAAAAATCATTTAAGTCTAATTGAGAAGGATGGTGTTGAATATATGACTGGTGGGATAATGGTACCCATAACCCCAAGAATTAAAGTCGTTTTAGACTGTATCCCAAAAAAGGAACACTACGAATTCCTTAGAGATATGAGAAACACACCATGGGATGAAACTGTTAAAGTATATGCTAATAAATAAGATATGGAAGGATACATTTATTTGGGTGAACATTATGACGTTTTAGGTCGTGAAATTAATATAACGGATAAGAAAATTGGTTTATCAGTTAACCCAGTCTCAAGAGAAAATCAATTAAATAGAACCAAAAGTCCTATTGGTTATCGTATTATTTCTGTTTACAAAGTGGATGATATGAATAGAGTGGAAAAGATGTTACACGCAATCTTAGATAGTCGTAGAGTTCATGGTGAATGGTTTAAAGATGATGAAGATACTCTAACAGGTGAATTTATTAATTTTATGGTAGCATATGGTGCTGAATTCTATAACATTGAAGAAGAAAAAGAATCCATAATGGAGCCTGAAGATACTAGACTTATTGATACCGCAAATAGATTCGGCAAAGACACGATGTTAATTAGAACTTATAAAGGTGTTGATTACGATGTTTTATTAGACACTAAAGGAATCTTACATTTTAAAGGTGAAACATTTAATACACCAAACAAATTTTATAATGGTGGTTTGTTAAAATATATCACAGGCAAAAGAGGAAATAGTGGGACCAACCAACTATCACAATTTAAAGTAAAAGAAACAGGTGAAAGGCTACAAGGTTAGTAATTTTTAACTTATGTTTGTAACATGAAATATTTTTTCAATATAAGAGAAATCGATAAAACTATAGCAATAGAGTTTATCCAAGAACGACATTACTCGAAAGTTATGCCTAGATTAACCAAACATTGGTTGGGTTGTTTTTTGGGTGAAGAACTGGTAGGTGTTTTAACATTGGGTTGGGGAACACAACCCTTACAAACCATCAAAAAACTTTTCCCTAATTTAGTCTCAGAAGATTATTATGAAATCGGTAAGATGTGTATGGATGATAAGATGCCAAGAAATTCCGAATCTCAAATGATATCTGCGGTGGTTAGATGGATGAAGAAAAACTTACCTGAAAAGAAATTTTTATATACTTGGGCAGATGGTATTGTTGGCAAAGTTGGGTATGTTTATCAGGGTTCTAATTTTCAATACGGAGGTTTTATATGGACCGATATTTATATCTCCCCAACAGGTGAAAAAATACACCCAAGGAGTTCAAAGGCTTTGTTAAAGGAGAATGCTGAATTTTTAGGAAAAGAAAAATTGTTTTGGATGACCCCTGATTTTATGAAACTAAAAGGTATTCGTAGAATTAGAGGTAAACAATTTAGATACATATTCCCTTTAAATAAAAATTCTAAAAAAATATTAAAAAATGGTTCCACGGTTACTTGGGGTTTAAACTACCCTAAAGAAGATGATTTGTTATGGAAAGAACAATTAGAAAAAGGTAAATATGGTGTTCTAGAAAAAAAACCTGAAATGGATTTAAGTGTTGTGGAGGTTAATGAAAAAAATGTTAACGCACACAAAAAAGATGGTTAAAATTTAAATACTTATTTAATGTAAAAAACAATTTTATTATGGCGTCGATTGAAGATATTATGTATGAAGCTTATCACTTGGGTATAAAGGATAAGGTTTTTAAAAAAGTAAAAAAATTAAAAGAAAAAGAAAAACATAAGTTCACTGATTTAAACACCATATATACAAAGGCTTTTAACAAAGTCTTAAAAAAATCTATTAAAAATTAAAAAGAATTAAATCAAAAAAAAATAGTTTATAGACAATAAAAAAGGTAGGGATTTCCTTCCTTTATTTATTTATTTTTATTAATTTTAAATTATGGAGTGGTTAGAAAGTTTTGTAAATAGAAAAATAAAAGCAAAAAATATCTTTTATTTAAAGCAAATTGAGAAATCTGAAGCATATGAATTCATTAAAACTTACCACTATTTGGGTGATGCTAAATTCTTCGCTAAATTTTCTTATGCTCTAATCCATAAAGAAACTGAAGATATTTTGGGTGTGACAACCTTTTCTAACCCACAAGGTAATGTAGCACTAAAAGGTTGGTTTGGTTTGCCTAATACAGACCAAACAGTTTTAGAATTATCTAGGCTTTGTGTCCTACCCCAACTAAATGGTACAAACGCTACTTCATATCTATTAGGTAACTCAATTAAATTATTAAAGAAAGAAGGTATTCGTGCTGTTATCACATTAGCAGATGATAGTAGACATAGTGGTAGCATATACCAAGTCTGTAACTTTACCTATTATGGATTAACAGATAAGAAATCTGATTTTTATAGATTTGACGGTAAAGTTAATCCAAGAGGGTCCACAAAAGATATTCAAGGTGTGTGGATTCCTAGAACCAGAAAACACCGATATGCCTATATTATAGACAAAAATTTAATCTGTAATTATAATAAAGAAATTAGACCACAAAAAGGTGATACCAATGAATATGATTGTTGTGGTGGAACCAAACAAGTTTACGATAAAAGATTTAAAAAATGGTATTCTTGCCCAAAGTGTGATAAAATGGTCGAATTAGCTTTTTAAAGATATTTATTGGTATGAACTTAAAAAAAATCATACGAGAAGAATTTGACGATCTTTTATGGATCAATGAAATTGATGTAAAACTAAAAGACTTAATTGAAAGTGGTTTAATAAATAAAATCATAGAAAAAAACACTACCCTTACTTTATCAGGTACTGTTGATGACCTTAGTCGTAGAGGTGAAGAAAAATTTAAATCTGATGTGGTTTTCGATGTTAAACTACTTGGTACAGATGGTACTGTTGAGGGAACCCATTTTCGTCTTGTGTATTGTGATGATGAATACTACCCTTTAATAATATTTGGTTACCCCGAAGAATGTGAGGGTGTATTTTTAAAAAGTGATGGTGATTTAGTTGTTGATAACTATAATGATATAATTAAAGAATTAGGGGTAATAAACGAATCAGAAGATAATGATTTAGATTGGATTAAAGATGTTCCTGGTGAACTACCTGAAATAGATGATGAAAATAAATTCTTGGTCTTAGTTAAGATTTTGGGTATTAATGAAGTTTTTGGGGATGTGACAGGTTGGGATGACCCAAATACACAATTTGAACAGAATCGATGGACTCATTATGGTATAGATACCTTTAATTTGGAAAATGGTCAAGAGTGGGTTGTTGGTACCATAGAAGAAGCTGATGACGCTTTATACCAATATTGGGAAGATTATACTAACAATGTTGAGTTGGGGGATATTGATAATTTAAGGGATTATTTAACCATGTCCGAAAGAGATAGAAGATTTTTCGCAGAAGATATGTCTAATAATTATGTTTATGAATTATCGGATAAAGAAGTTATTGGAAATTCTAGTTATGATGAGGAATTTGAGGATTTAGAAGAAAGAATTAGTGAACTAGAGGACCAAAGAGACGGAATAGATACTTCCATTGATGATCAAATTTCTGAATTAGAAAAAGAAAAAGATAATTTAATAGATAGAGCTAGGGAAGAGGTTAGGGAAGAAGATTATGAAAGATGGTATGAATGTTTAGAAGATCCATATAGATGTTTAGTTAGAGAACATGGATTTTATATGGGTGTTCGTGATTTACTTGATTCTGGTAATGTAGACTTCAATAAAGAAAGGTGGGTGAGTGATATGGTGGATGACTCAAATTATGGTGAATTATCTCCTTATGATGGAAACTACTATGAAGAAGATGGTTATATAGCATTTAGAACAAATTAATTATGAAAGATTTAATTAAGAAAATATTAAAAGAAGAATTTGAAGATTTTGACTGGATCAAAGATCAAAACCCCCAACCATGGGAAGAATTTATGTTTCAATTCACAAACCTAACACCAAAGTTGGAAAATACTCGTTTTGGTGAAATAATGATTTATCGTGATGAAAATAATGAATGGATATTTTTCCATAAACAGAATTCAAAAAGCGGTTCTGTTTGGTTTAATTATGACAAAATTTGGTTAGTTTTTGGAAATAGATTTGGGTTTAAGCACTCTGAAACTCAAGAGCTTTTAACAGGATGGTTGGGAGAGCATTACAATTTGAGGGGTGTCACAGCATTCACCGACAGTAATATCGTTGAAATAAGTTGGGAGAGCATTACAATTTGAGGGGTGTCACAGCACATCAGTGGCAGGGTAAACCTTACGGACTGTTGGGAGAGCATTACAATTTGAGGGGTGATAAATAAAAAAATGGAAAAGCTAATCAAAAAAATATTAAAGGAAGAATTATTTGGTGATGATAGTGGTGAATATGAAAGATGTTCTCATTTCGAAAATAATCCACAACACAGAAAATTGTGTTATGAATTATATACATTAGGTACTTTTTTATATAGGGATTTGGGTCTAAAGACTATTATTGACCAAAAAAGAAAGTTAATGGGTCAAGTGGAAGATTTAAATGATAAATACCAAGAACCCTTACAAATTTTATATAATACAGGTAAATTCAATGAAATACAAAAAATAAAGGGAAAATATTATCTACCAAGGTTAAGTAATATAACAACACTTTATGATGATAGTGGTGAATGGTCTTATGTTAATAAATTAAACACTAATTACGCTGATTTA